AGGATTATTACTTTTTGCATTGGGTGGCTTTACACTCGGTCTTATTGTGGGCATATGCCTTGGTTCTGGTTTAGTTGATGATTGGAGTCGAAGATGAACTGTATTGATTGTGGTGAAAAAATTCCTGAGATTCGACTTGAAGCGAATCCTGATACAGACTATTGTGTGAAGTGTGTTGACAAACACATTCCCAAAGTCCGTGGTTATATGATCTATGGTCATAAGACTGCGGGTGAAATTGTTATTGCGAAGGGTAAAGAAAACATCCGTCGCTTGGAAAGAGAATATCATAGGAGTCGATAATGGCAAACAGCAAACAATTGGTTGTGAAAGCAAAGCATCGCAAACGAAAGAATCGCAAGCGTGATCGTCGGATCGAGGAACTGCGAAACGCAAAGAGAAAAACTCTTCGTCAAATGAAGAACGAGGGCGGACTTCCAAAAGTTTTGGAGGAGTTGATCTGATGTATGGGCTTTGGCACAACGAATTGAACAAGTGGATGATTGACAGGTTTAATCACGAAACACAGGAAGAAGATGTTGCTCTTTTTAAATCAAAGAAAGAGGCACTTGAAGAAGCCGATATCATCAATCGTGAGTGGTCAAAGCGAAACGGAAAGATGACAATGAAAAAAACCGAGGAAGTAAAAGTCAAGCAGTATCGAAAGGCAAAGAAATGAATCAATACCGATTGCACATTGATATCCCACTTGGCACGAATGAAGAAGAGGCAAAGAAGATTGCTCGCAACTTCGTTCAGTCTCACCTTGACTTCACAAACACTTCCAGTGATGGTGTCAAAGAAGTAAACTACCGACTCGGACATGATGAGGATCGACAGCGATCAAACTATCTCGACATCAACGAAAACGGTCACTGTAGCAACAAAAAACTTCGCATTAACTATGCTTGAGTTTGATTACAGTTTAGATTATGACAACATTAACTTTCGGAAGAATCCCGAACTCTATCGTATTGGTAGGGGTGAGCAAGGAGTATTATTAGTTGAACCATATAAATCGGAAATTTGTCAATACTGGAGATTCCGCACACCCGAAATCGCAGAAGCATCGTCAAATCGAATTAGTGCTATGTTCCATGACTATCTTGTTCGGGATGAGTTTGTTGGCGCTGATATGGCACGCAAGTTCCTTATGATGGGATGGACGAGAGCAAGACGATACGCAAATCATCGAAGTGGAAAGAAGTATGATAACAAAGGCAACGTGAAACCACAGGAACCAGATCACTGGACTTGTGAGAAAGCGGAGTCTGCGAGAATCTTTAAAAAAGCATACGATGAGGCTAGACACAATCCAACTTATCGTGTAATGTATGCAAACTGGAGAGCATATGAAAGCGCCGTGGGAGGAATTGGCATTTCTCAGGACGACTTATAATCGTGCAAACTTGGTTCGATTCCAAGACGGCGTATTGTAGAGCGTATACATACTCTACTGTTTTAAAACATGTTTTAATCGTTTTTTGTAAAGGAGAAGGCCATGGCCGAAGAAATTGTAAAGAGAGCATTTCTCAACAAAACCCCCGCTAGAGAAGACTTTTTTGTTTTCTCTGTCTCGAACATCGTTGATGTTCTCCCCGGACAAGTTATCACCGAAGATCAGGTGAAACAACTTTTCGCAGATGGTGTTGATGTCACCATCAACCTTCCGATGCCTCCCCCCGGCGGACAAGCACCACCACCCGCAGCAGGTGGTCCTCAATTCCGTGAAGTTCAACCCACGGGAGAAAAGAAGCCTTGCACCACTTGTGGTAAGAAAAAGGCTGCTGCCGAGAACATTGTTCAAGAAGAGGCCTCTGTCGAGGTTACTGAAGTTACTGAGTAATTTCAAAAACATCAAAGTAAGAAAGGGAGCCTTTTGGCTCCCTTTTTTAGTATGAATATCCTCCACCACCCGATGAAGGTGGGGGTGTCATTGGTGGAGGTGGAGGTGGTGGTGCCGCTGGCGGCGGGGGTGGAGGTGGTGGTGGGGCACTCGGAGGTGGTGTTGCTGGTGGAGAACTTGGGGGTGGCTCTGTAGGCAACGATTCTGGTAAAGACTCTGGCTCGTCCTCCTCTTCAGTGAGATAGTAACTTTCATCACCATTTCTGGTTCTCATATCGAGTGGTCTTGTATATTGCACTTCAGGTTGATCGGGTTTGGTTGGAGTTAAAGTTGAGCCAACTTGAAGAACAAAAACATTTGGATCGTTTGGATCATAATCACCTAAAATATCATCGGGATCATCATCTGGTCCATACAGAACAAGGACAGGGTTATTTGCTTCAATGTTGGTGAAGAAACTACATGGTTGAGGAACTGCATCACATTTGTAAAAACAGTTTCCACAACCAGAGCAATACGGAACAGGGGCACATCTACCACCATCAATATTACATTGGAGCCACTTTGGTTTTTTGTCACACTTCCAATAGTAGTTTGCCCCACCCGTGGGATCTACCTTGTGTTTGTGGTTGTTCACTCCCAACTGAAGACACATTTTTTGTAACTCTTTTCTAGTTTTGTTGTCTGGAGTTGCAGAGGGATATGTTGTGCCTTCACAGAAACAACTTTTAAATTGTGGATCATCCCATCCACCTGCCCATGCAGGGGAAAGGGCTTGCTTACAAAATGTTGACTCTTCACCATCTCTACCGATTGCATCTGGTCCATTTCCAGCACATCCAGAAAGTCCTCTATATCCTTTTTCCCAAGGATCTGTGCTACATTGATAGTCATCTTTCTGTCTATTCCACATTGTCCATAGAGCACACTCACGGCACTTAAAGGATTCAATACCTGCTTCTGCAAACATTAAGCACTTACAGCACTTCATTTGCTCATCGACCCATTTGAGGAATGGATCTCTTGGTGTGAATGGAGGCCTATCTTCACTCGTTGGTGGCAAACACTCTCTGGGTCCAGTTGGCACATCGCTAGGTAGAGTTGTCTCCATGGCAACTGGAATAGAATTATCAACAACATTTAATGTTTTTGATGTCGTGTTTCCAATGAAAACTATTTTTGCATTTTCTCGACCGGGACGACCAAAATGGGAAACACCTATAATAAGAGGTCTAGTTTGACCGCTAGGAATAAGTGAGATGTCGGCTCCTACCATTGAAGGGTCTGACACATTGAGTCTGTATCGTTGTGATGCCTGAACGGTTATTTCATTTGATGTGTTGCCATTTAGAGTAAGTTGTCCATTAACTTTTTTAACAACAATCTCCTCAAAGAAGTAATCAAGATTTGCAATTGATGTTTGTCTAGTTAATCTTGGTTCTTGTATTTGTATCTCTCTGGTTGTGTCTTGTCTTTGAACTGGTGGATTGATATCCTCTAAGTTTTCATCGGGTGTAGTTGCAACACTGTAAGTTCTTGGACATTTAGGACATAAGTTCCCATTAAAAGGTGCCGATATTAGTCCCTTGGTTGTTCCTTCAATAAAAGTATAGTTTAAATTTTCTCTTTTTGATTTTGCGAGACCGTAAAACTCGAAACCATTTTCACACTCAACGAGTTGACCACTTTCAACATACGATGATGTTGTTGTGTTGAATGCTGCCGATTTTGCGTAAAAACAATTAGTTCCCGGCTCTGGTGAATCTTCAGTTGATTCTTTAAAAACGGAGATTGTGACGGGACTTCCCACCAAATCTAAATCTGGAACGGGACGATTTAGTTTAAGAATTTCTGTTCCATCATTTTCAACGACGATTGATCTTACTTCGTATAAACGATCTTTCGATATACTGGTGTTTCCGGCAGAGATTTTTATGAAGTCGCCGGGGA